AAAGAAACTACATCCATGTAAGACTCACCGAGACGCTCACCCGTGCTTGGATGATAAGCTGGTTTCATAATGACTCTAGGAGAAACACGCACTGCGGTCCGCCCGTCTTCCGTCATTGAATCGAGCAGCAAAGATTTGCCCAGCTTCGTCCACTGCTTGCGCGCATATATACCGCGCCGCATTTCGTCATAGTAGACGCCCATGATCATCCCATACGGGCGACGGTCTGCGCCGCTTTGTCCACGCTGTCCGCCCTCTATGCCATGCTCGAAGCTAATCGGGACCGCATGCCCTGCCTCAATCATTCGGCTGGTTGTGCGTGCGATTTCGCGCGCTGAATCCTCGGTCATATTCATGACCATTTCGCCGCTGTCAAGGTCGTACAATGTGCCCAAACGGAGCACATGTAGATCTTTGTTTTCGTCGCCTTCAACGTCTTCGCGCTTGATCATTGGTGCCAGTGTCGAGTCTGGATCACGGTAATCCGCAAGGGGGTCGCCCTCTTTAGGCTCAAAGGCCATTTTTTTCTTTTCGTCCTTGTCACCGTAAAAACCAAGCTCGGTCGCATCTTGTTGCTCTGGCTGATTCATTTCTTGGCGCTCCTCTTTCAATTCTTTCGCTTTGTTTTTGATCCAGTTTGCCCCGCGGTCATTGGCATCACTGCCCCAAAGTAGCCAGGCAACATAGCCAGCTGTTTCCGCGCCTTTAACATTCCAGCGCCGCCCGCCCTTTAGCTTGCGATCACTTGCATGGCGCTCAAACCATGCCGCCGCCTTTATGATCTTTTCCTCTGACCATTCGCCAGAGTTTGCGCCAATTGTGGCCATGCGAACCGTAGCAGCCACAAGTCCGTCACCGCTTTGCCCCGCTTCATGCAGCCGCAACCCTTTCTTGAGGGCATCGCGAATGAATCCAGGCAAGCGAATCATTCGCCCGAGCTCGCGGCTGTCTTCACGCTCTTTCTTGGAGGATCTCGGATGCCCAGCGGGCAGCAAGTCGTTGTCCGTAATATACTTTGCGGACTTCGGCTTGCCTGTTTTGAGTAAGTGCAGAAAGGCGTTAACCCGCGCAAATGCCCACTGGCCCCGTGTCATGCCTGGGCGGTGGCTTGTGCTGAAGGCACCCGCACCTCTTCGATACACCGCTTTGAGTGCTCCAAGATTCGTGCGCTTTGCCAAGTCGCCCTTGACTGACTCGTTATGCTCTTGCACCTTTTTGCGCAAAGCTGTTTCCGTTTGCTCGCTGACTTCAATGCCGCCACGCTCACCGCTCGCGCTGCCCTTCTTATTGGCGTCGCTGCCCTTGATTCTCTCTGAAGGTTTCGCAGGCGTGCTCGCGTCGTCTTTGTTCAGCTCTTCTTCTTCCTGCTCTTTGGCTGCTGGTTCAAGAAAGTCAGCGGTCAGGTCGTGCTCTTCAAGCCATGACTCGAAACGCTCCACGCTCCAAACTTCAGCATTCGCTCTGACGCTCTGAATCTCGGTCGAGCCGTCTGGTTTAATGCCATAAATGAAATCAATGCCGTCGGGCGCTACCTCTTCGTGTATCCTTCGGAAGTCGTCGAATTGGCTCGGCTCCAGCTGGCGCGCTGCATGTTCTGATTTGAAAGGCATTAGTCTTCGCCCTCTGCGTCTGCTTCAGGTTGTTTAGCTGTCAGCTCTTCCTCATCCACCAAACGATTCACAAACTTGTTTGGCTGCGCGCGCGACTTGCCTGGCTCGGCTGCTTCTCGCTGTCCCTGCGCAGTATTCAAGCGTCCGCCTGCCTGCGCAGCAATTCGGTCAACCTGTGTGGGCATTTCATCAGAAGGATCAGGCAAATCGGATGCAGCACGCACGGCCCTCTCGTCCTCTGGGCTGATGCTGACAATGCCTTGGCTGACAAACTGTGCAAATGCCTGTGCATTCGTCTGCCACCATGGGGTCACGATTGCGCCGCGCTCAAATGAGATCCTGGGATATTCAGACCTATCGAGCTTTGAGAAATTCGCCCTCATAAAGCGCGCCACTGTCTGACGGTTCAGCGCGTTGCAAATCCATTGCATGGAATCGATGGTGGCGTCCTGAATGATTGAGCTTTGAACGTCCACCATAGAGCGGCTGCCGCCGTCACCTTTGCGCCCCTGGGTGACCCATGCGATATAAAGCCGTTCCGCCATGACCCGTTGATGATGGCTCGCAGACTCTAGCAATGGCGCGGGGTTGTATGTGTGCTGATTGGCCCGCTGCGTAAACTCCCACCAATCAGGATGCAACAGGTGCCCGTTTTCATCACTGTGTAGATTTGACAACTTGTTCGCCATGTCGCCAAGCTCTTCGGTGAAGTCGTCACGCGTTGGCGGTGCGCCGTCTAAACCGTTGGCATACTGCACAAATCTATCCAGCAACAGTTTGCCCTGTTGCGGTGGGTCCGCATACTTGTTCGCCGCCAAATCTTCGAGACGGTAGCGCAGCTGCTCCGAGCGCCAGTGTGGATAGACGGAACGGAACACGCTTTGCCCGTCATACCAACCAATGTCAGAACGGTTGACAAGCCACAAAGTCTCGCGCAACGGAAGCACGCGAGACGCCACGTTGCCAGCCACATATCCGTACCGCTGAAGGATACCCAGAAGCCGCTCTGTGCCTTGCTCTGTTATGTAGGCATCATACGACTCCTGCCGCCGTCGGTGTAGGCTTATGTAGTACAATCCGTCCGACTCATCAAATTCGTATGCTTCAGAAAGGGCTACATGTCCATATGTGCGCGCACTCATCAAATGACGAATCAGCTCATCCGTCGTCATGTCACCGAGACGCCCGCCCGCGTCTTCATATTTTCCAAGACCAAATTGCCGTTCCAATGCTTCGGCAGCCTCTTCGCTTGTGCTCTCGTTTCGCTTGACCGTCAACTTCACCGCCGTGCAAAGCCCTGTAAGATATTCCTCCGCAAGCGATAGAATCGGTGAAGTGCGAAGCATGCGCCCCACCATCAGCGCGCGGCGCCTTGGTGTGCGAAACTCGATATTGTGCTCGTACTCGCTCGGAAGATGCCCGCCAGTGATGCGCGTGCCGCTATAGCCGGCCGGTCGCCCTGGCAGCTCTTCAGGCAGTTCGAGAAATTCTTTCGCGCGCTCTTGCGCTATGGTGTAAAGAGTTGCCATACGTACCCTAGTATACAATGTGTGCCCGCTGCACACAACGTGCCCTTTTGCATACATTGTACCTGATTGCATGACCACCAAAAAACAAAACCCGCACACTGAGACAGCGTGCGGGTTTTGTAGGCTTATCTAACTGCGGCAAGGGAGGCACCGCAGTCTTTAAAATATCAGAACCCAACTTCATTCACAATTGTCATAAGCGAACGAATGATTTTGTTTCGTGAGTCTG